CCTAACCTAGTAAGACGAGATGTCTACATTGAAATAAAATCTGCTGACGACCCTGAATCTCTACAGACTGCTGGTCCTGATTTTATCTGGATTACAGAATCACAAGATATAAAAGAAGCTGCATGGAATAAACTAAGACCTATGCTTAACTCTGCTGGTAGACTAGGTAAAGGTTGTGTAGAAGGCATACCACCATTCAAAAGGTCTCATTGGTTTTCAAAACTTTTTAAATGGTCACAAGAAAATCCTAGCGAAGATTACGAATCCTTTCATGCAACGAGCTTTGATAACGTTTTCCTATCACAAAAACAAAAAGAAGCTATCAAAGACGAAAAAGCAACTATGCCAGAAATTGTTTGGGATAGAATGTATATGGCTAAACAACCAGATGGTGGAGGTGGTTTCTTCAGGCCAAGCAAAATACAAGAAGCTGGCATTGGAAAAGAAATATTGATGCCAGATTCTAGCAGAAGATATGTTGCTGGATTAGACTTGGGTAAGAAACAAGACTATACTGTATTTATAGTAAAGGATGCAGCTAGTAGAAAATCTGTATATGCTTTAGAAATGTCTGGTAGTGATTGGGTTAGCCAAATAGAAACTATTAGTTCTGAAATAAATAGATGGAAAATAGGTGATATTAGAGTTGACTCAACTGGTTTGGGAGATGTAGTGTTTGACCACTTACTATCTTCTGGATTACCAGTAACACCATTTAAATTTAGTGCACAAAGTAAATATCAATTATTCCAAAATTACTACATTGCACTAGAAAATGGTACTGTACATTTCCCAGAAAGTTGGGATACACTTAAAAAACAATTGGAAGATATAAGTATAAGACCTAGTGGAAATGGTTCATATGTGTTTTATAATGAATCAAGTGAGCATGACGATTGGGTTGATGCAGAGTTGTTAGCATTAATGGCTAGTGACCCACCAGGTTATGATGATGGTGAATATAAATATTTAGGAGCTATAAGTAGAATGAGACCAATAAGACCTACAGACTCTAGGAAGCCTTCACGATTTATGCAAATGAGAAAACAACAAAAGACAAAACAAAAATTACAATACTTAGAAGAAAACGAATTAATTACTACAGAAATATAGGTAAAGAATGGTTTTAGATTACGGAACAAACTCAGCTGAAGGAAGCACAGAAGCAATTTTAGTAGAAGCAGCAAACCCTACAGATGAGCCAGATATAACATTACAATGGGTAAAAGAAAAAGCACAAGCTGGTCACGAATTATTTAGAGAGTTTCGTAACAAAGCAGAAGAGCTAGATGATTTTTATTTAAACAACTTTGACTTTAGTGTTCCAGAAAACGGAACATTGATTAGACTGGGTACAGCACAGTCAGTAATAAATACTCTAGTTGCACACGTTAGTCCACAGTTCTTGGATATATCTGTTCCACCTCCTGGTGCACGAGGACAAGCAAGAGCAGAACTAATGGAAAAGTTTTTGACAGGTGCACATCATATGGTAGAACAAAGAACACCTGTATACAGAGAAATTACTAAACATGCTGGTCTTTATGGTATTGCTTGGGAAAAGATAGAGTTTACTGCAAATGAATGGAGTGACTTTCCAGAAGCACCACCACATGAACAAGAAGCAAGTGCAGAATATAGAGAACGAATAAAAGAAGTATTAGATAAACGGTCTGTATCATGGCCTATAAAATCTGTAGCTGTAAATCCACAAAACCTTATATGGGATTTGAATAATGGTACACAACCTAGATGGGTTATATATGAATATCAAGTAGATGCAGAATGGGTACAAGCTCACTTTCCAGAATGGAACGTATACAAAAAAGGTTACGTTACTTTCCAAGAAGTATGGACAGCTACACAAGTAGGATACTTAGCAGATGACAAATGGGTACTAGAACCTAGACGGCATGGTTATGGTAAACTACCTTGGATTATGTACTGGCCACAGATGGGATTAGATACAGGTAACTCAGAACCAGAAACTTTATACATGGGATTACTAAATGGTTCTATAGATATGCTAAGAGCACAAAGTCAACTAGCATCACACTATATTGATATTGTAGGTAAATCAGCATGGCCTACACTAGAATTTACAGGACCACCAGGAATTACAGAAGAAGTGCAAGCTGCATGGGATGATACTCCAGGTGCAAAGAATATTAAACCACCACAGGTAAATGTAAACGCATCAGATACTCCAAGACCACCAGCAGAGATTGGTATTGCAAAACAATTCTTAGATGAAGCTATTGAAGCAAATACAGTTCCTGCAGTTGCTAGAGGGCAAAGACCTATGGGTGCAGCGTCTGGTTATCATACTGCTGTGTTAGCAGGTATTGCGTCACTAAACTTTGGGGCAGTAAAAGAAGCAATGGAACGTGGGTTGCAAGAAAAAGGTGAATTAGTTCTAAGAATTGTAGAACATGTAATTGATGATAAACTAACAGTATTCGGTAAAACAGAAGCTGGAGTTTTAGATGCAGCAATCAAACCTTCTGACATCAAAGGGCATTACGTCAACATTGTTCGTATTAACTCTGTGTCGCCAGAAGAACAAGAAAGAAGACTTAACCTTTGGGCTAACTTGTGGAGATCAGGGTACGTTGATCTGGACACTGCTCTCAGAAAAGGTGGAGTAAGTAATCCTTTGGAAGTTCGTGCTAAGATACTAGAAGAACAATTTATAAACTCACCAGGTATACAAGAACAGTTACAAATGGCAGCTGCATCTAGAATACCTACCATACAAAATATTATAGAAGCAGCAGGACAGCAAGGTGCAGTTCAAAGTCCAACTCCAGAAGAGACGGCAAGAAATATTTTGAACACACAAACATCTATGCAGTTACCTAACGCAGGAAATTTTCAGCAAGGTAACCAAGCTGGCATAAGACCTAACAACCCAGGTACAGGAGTACCACAAACTACTAGACCTGTAATACCAGGATCTATAGACGAAATGAATCAAACAGCTCAATCTATAGCAGGACCAAGAACAGGTAATGTTAGAGTACCAGGGGCAGACATATCACCAGGAGCAAGAGGATAATGGCAAAAAGTACACATCCACTAGAACTAGCATTTATAAAATTTGATGAGACTACACAACGAATGCTTAAACAAGTCTCTCAAAGTTTTGGTAACCTAGAAAAAATACCAGAAGTAAAACAACCACAGACTAGAAAAAAGAAACAAACTATATACAGCAATAATACGCCTAATCCATTTGGAGGGAACTAATGGCTAAATATACAATAACATATTATGAATCGGACACAGATGTAACTGGTGCTGGTTCTCAAAGAAGTGGACCTTTTGACAGTATAATACAAGGTCTTACTAATCCAGCATTGCAACTTGCTGGTTTTGGAAGTGGCCCTGGTTATGGTGAAGAAAGTGCTTTAACTCCAACTCCAAGTCCTCAAAATTTAAAAGTTAAAACAATAGAAGCGGATACCGCAGAGGAAGCAGCACGCATATTAAGAAGTCAAGAAGAAGGTAATATTGCAGTTAGTCAAATTAATGTTGGAGATGCAGAAGATACGACTAGTGAAGCAGGTTTGGGTCTTGCTAATCCAGTACGATTTGACGAGACGCCTGATTTATCAGATCCAGGAAATCCTAACTTTGTAGAGGGTGGGGGTACACTCGCCCCAACTAGTACGGCTGGAGCAAGTATTATACCTAGTGCAGTTGATATGGAAAACTTATCAGAATATTTGTCTCAATTAGGAACAACAGCAGATGACCTTTATAGACAAATTATAGCTAACCCAGATGCTTTTATTGATGAGGTAATAGATCCTGATACTGGAGAACCAACTGGTGAAACAGCATTTACTCCAATTGCACAACTTGTTATGGATAGAGCAGCAATAGCTGCACAAGAAAACGCACAAAAAGAACAAAGAGATTATCAAGAAAAAGAAAATAGATTACAAAGAGCTCATGCTGAATTTGTAGCTACTATACAAACCAATGCTAGTTTAGATGCAAATCAAAAACAAGCAGAGATAGCCAAAGCTCAAATAGAATTAGAGAGAGAGATTAGTGCATTACAAATTGCATCTACTGAACAAATTGCTAAAGCTCAAGCAGATGCTGAAAAGGCACAAGCAGATAGGTTGTTTGCTCAAAACGAACAACAATTTCAATTAGAAACTGATCGTATACAATCAAACCTAGCAATGCAATTAGACGAGGCAGAAAAACGTAGAACTTTAGATGAAGAAATCGCAAGGTTACAAGCTGAGGTTGGACTAGGTGCAAACGTAACACAAGAAAGAGTTGCATTAGAAAATCGTTTAGCAGCTGAAAGGTCAGCAGACCAACAAAGAATAGCAGATATACAAGTTGCAACTACACAAGCTGCAGCCCAAGAGGCTATTGCAAAAGCAAACCGAGATGCACAAACAGCTATAGCAAATGCACAGGCTAGTCAAACAACTACACTTGCTGAAAAAGAATTAGAAGTACAAAAAATATTACAAGCTAGAGATGAAGAAATTGCTAGACAAAATCGTTTGTCTCAAGAAGCAGTAGCCATTACACAGGCAGGAACATCTCCTTTCTTTGGTTTAGATACACCTGCTCAAAGAGCTCAAGCCCAACTTGCAGGAACTGGTGGAGCGTTTGGTGCATTAGGAACACTAGCTGCATCTGGAACACCGTTTACAGCGGAGGATATTTCACAGGCACAAAGAGGTGGACTAACTGCGGACCAACAATTGGCATTAGCAAGAGCACCAGGTAATCCTTTCAATCTGAGTGCTAACCAACAGATAGCATTGCAGACTGCTCTAGCAAGGGGAGGATTAACTGCGGAAGAACAGTTCAACTTGCAAACAGCATTAGCAAGAGGTGGGTTATCTGCTGAAGATCAATTTGCATTACAAACTGCCTTGGCTAGAGGTGGACTTACACCAGAACAAAGGTTAGCAGAACAAAGAGCTACAATTGCATCAGATATATTTAGGGCATCACCTCAAACATTAGGTGCATTGTCTGGAGTATTAGGTGGCAATCAAAACTTAAGAACCGCACTTAATCCATTTTTAGGAACTACATTTACAGGTAATGGTACAACTACAACTCCTACTACCAATATGTCTGTTCCTACACTTAGACAATATCAGGCACAAACTCCATTTGAACAAGGGGCAACTCAAGCTAATTTTGCTGCAAGTGGTCAAAATTTAGAAGAGTCAATATTGGGAGGAACTCCTTTTGGAGTAAACATCCCTACAGGTACACTATCAGCACAGAATATATAGGAGGATAAATGACAACACCACCTTTTGGAACAGGATACTCTTCCTCTGATACATCATCGTTCTTTGAAAAGTTGAGACAAAAAAGAATACAAGAACAACAACGTCAACAACAAAGACTAGCAGCAGCTCGTAAAAGAATACAAGCTGCTCGTGATGCCCAAAGAATTAGAGAACAGTATGAACAGGGTAATGTTACAACTGCATTAGGCCCAGCAGTAACTCCAACTCCAGGTCAATATCTACCTGTCCCTCCAAGTACAGCAAAAGATACTTATGTAAAAAATCTAAACACTTCAAATCCAGGACTAATAGACTATGGCAATTTTTTTGGATCGGGTGTTTTAGAAAATATAACTGAGGCTGGTATAACTACACTAGGTAAATTAGAACCAGCTTTGAATACCGCTGCAGCTGGTATAGCAAGTTTGATTCCTGGAGACCAAGAGTTTGATAAACAACTTAGAGCAGTTGTAAAAGAAAGAGAAGAAGCTGGAAAGCCTGGTGGTCTAAGAGGAGTTTTTGCATCTAGAACTGAAGCAGCTAGACGTGCCGAGGTTTTGCAAAGAGGTTCAGAATATGGAGCTTCTGTTGCACTTGCAGCATTACCAGACAATTTGTTTGGAACTGGTATAGACACAGATGCACTGAACAACAAAAGAAAAAAATACTTTGAAGAATTTACAGGTGAAGAATGGAGTTTTGCAAACTCTATTAAATATTGGACAGATGATCTTCGTGCAACTAGACAGGCATATTTAGAAGTAGAACAACCAAAGTATGTAAAAGGAGTTTTAGAATTTTTTGGTGACCCAATAAACTTATTCTCTGGAGGTAGTCTTGCAGAGGTAACAGCTGCATATAAAATTATTAAGGCAGGGGCAACTAAATCTGCTCAATTAGCGGCTAAGCCTTTGGGTTATAGTGATTTTCTAAAAGGTGACAATACTATAAAAGACAATGTAAAAAATGCTAATGCAGCGACAGACCCAGACATACAAAGTGAAATAGCAGAACGTTTTGTTGTAGACAGTCCTCTTGCAGGTACAAGGTCTACTACTGTTTTTGATCCTGACTCAGATATAATAAGTAAACTATCAGGTGTAAAAAGTGCCTCTAAAAAACAAAGCATATTTACTGATGAATTACACAGTCAAACTTTAAGACGTATATCAGAAACGACTCCAGATGTTTTGATAAAAGTTATTCGACAAGCAAACAACTTGTTAGATAATCTTGGTCTTTCTTTTATGACTAGAACAACTGCATATGCAACAAGATTAATAAATCCGAAGTTTGTTGCTAGTGTCGGTAGAGATAAACCAAATCTTCGTAACTTGCAAACAACTATAACTATTGCACAACAAAAACTAAAAAACCTTTCATATGCGTCTTCTCAATCTCTTCTTACTAAACTAGGAAAGTTTGATGATGTGTTTAAAACAAACCCTAATAAAGTAGGAAATCATATAGATGACATTCAAGATGGAATGATGCACTTTAATGACAGCTTCAATAAAAAAATATTTGAACAAGCTGCAATAAAAGAACTCAATCTTATAAAAAGCATTGATAAAGGTACAGGAGCAAAACAAAGGGTAACCTTAGACGATTTATATAAAGAGTATACTGGTTTGACTACTAAGCAAAAAAAACGAATAAAAGCAAGATTGGAAAAAAACTTTATTCATGAAAGTATTATTTCTCAAGCGATAGTAGATTTGAAATATATTGCAAAAGAAAACAAGATAGTAGCAGATTTAAATCCTGCATTCAAGAAAGGTGTCAATCCTTTTTGGGATGGTAAAAATATTACAGAACAAGGTGAATACTTCATACAGAAATCTTTAAACTCAGTTGAACAAGTAAATCGTCTTGATGCTATGGGAGCTCCTATAAAAGTTGCTAATACCAAAATAGTAAATGGCAAAAGAGTATTAGACGGCACATCTAGGGTTTTAACAGGTGACGATAAGTATACTTTCCAACAACTTGCTGGTGGACACATAAGTAGAAAAGCTTACGTTGATGAAAAAATTAAATACAAAAAGAAACCTGGGGAGGAAGGTTTAAACTTTCGACATGAAGGTGATTACAGAAATGCAAACGACAAGATTGGTAAATATTATAACGAGGCTAGGAAAGTATTAAATCCAGAAGACATTCATGATGTTGCTCTAAAAGATAATGGCATAAGATACTTTTCTCCAGATGAAATGATTCATTTACAGATGCAAGCTCACTATGAACAGATAGCACAGGTTTACCGTTCTTCTCAATATCAAAAGTTTTTTGAGGCAAACCCAGCTATGTTAGAAAAGTATGATGCTAAAGTTTTAAAAACTAAAGCAGGACAAAAGAAAAACGTAGAAGGCTTATTTGATATTAGAACTAACATTGCAACAGGCAGAAGTAATGTATATGAGATTACAAAAAAAGATGTTGGAAAAGTTTCACAAGGTGAAGTTATAGATGAAACTAGCAGAATTTTTGACAGCTTGTTTTTTCAAAATAGAGAACAAGCAGAAAACTTTGCAAGGCAAGCTGATGTACTTTTAGAGTCTAGGGCATTGAAATTATCAGACCTTACTTCTGTAGGCAAAATGACTGATCATTTTAAAAATGTGCTATTAGGTGAAACAGGCACAGTATTAGATTTACCAGCTAACATAACAAGTACAGTAACTTCTACAGGTAGATTGTTTGGTACTGGTCTAGACGTAGCTGGTTCATTCTTATATGGTTTAGTTTTCTTTGGGAAGGCAAACTCAGAAATACTAAAAGGTGTTGCACAGGGTAATAAGGCTCGAGTAAACAAAGGCTTAGAAATTATGAAAGTTTTAGGTAAAGCTCAGTACAATGCATTTAAATTTCTTGGAGACCAGAAGGCAGTTCAACAAAGAATATGGCGAAAGGATAGGGCAGATTCTATTAGAAGTGCGTCTGTTGCTGGTGTAGTTTTTAATCAACCTACAATAGAAACTTTTGAGGCTCTGCATAAAGGTGGCATTGTAAACAAACTTTTAGGTACAACAGGTAGGGGGGTGTTTGAACAGGCAGAACGTATATGGAGAAATTCTATTGATGAAATAAAAATAGGTACATGGGAAGCTTTGACAAAACATTTAGACCCTGTACAAAATGCAACAGAATTACGACAGATAGCAGAGTTTATAAACAAAGGTATGGGTACTTTAGACAGTGCTGCAAGTGGTGTGGGTAAAGCTCAACGACAAATAGAAAGTTCATATTTATTTTTCTCCCCAAGAATGACAAGGTCTATAGTTGGATTGTTAGGTGATGCTGTAACAATGGGCGGTAGGCAAGGTCAACTTGCAAGAGAAGGTGCAATAGGAGCTTATGCTTCTTTACAAGCATATACATGGGCAGTAGGTCAGGCACTAGGGCAAGAAGTAAACTTAAATCCATTTGAACCAAACTACATGCAAGTTAAGTTGCCAGGTGCAAATACCTATGTAGGACCAGGTGGTCAGATAGTTTCTTTACCTAGGGCATTTATTAGATTGTTGGGAGGCCCCGATGATATGGATACTTTGTATCAAGAGGTAGATGCAAATGGAGATTTTAAAGATCAACCTTGGTTTAAGTTTATACGAAGTAGAGCATTTACTTCACCAGGTGGTTCTATGTTGACAGAGGCAATTACAAATGAAAATTATTTTGGAGAACCATATGAAGGTGTAAATGATTTTGCTATTGCACAAACTGGTAGGCTCTTACCTTTTTGGGCTCAAGCAGTTACAGAATCAGTGTTAGATGAAAGTGTTACGGCTAGTGCAGCGGGTGGTCTTTTTGAATTTGCAGGTCTTAGGACTGCACCAGAAACAGTTTGGGGTCGTAATAAAATTCTTTTGAATGAAGCAACAAAAATGCTTTATCCTGACACTGTAAATTATTATCAATTAGATCCTATTGCAAAAAAAATAATAAGAGAAGAGTTATCAAAAGGTGATAGTAGTTTTTTTAATAGACCAGAAGTAGAAGGAGGATCGGAACTTCTAAAAGAATACCAACAAGTAAATCGTATTATGGAAGCTCAAAGAGCAAATAGCAATCAAGACTCAAATAAAATAAATGAATTTTATGACGAGCTAGAAAAGATAAGTGCTGAAAAAGATTTGTATGCTGCAACAGAATTAAACAAATATAAAAACAGTAATCAAAATACTAGAGATCGTAGAAAAATAATACAAGATATTAACAAAGAATTTGCAAGACGATACGACAAACTTTATGACCCTCAAGGCGAATACAAAGATGTATTGAATTACTTATCTAGGTTAGATACTGCTAGAGGATTAGAAAGTCCTGAGTCAGTTTGGATAACTTCTTACAAAGAACAAGTTTTATATAACGAGGCTTTTGATCTAGTTTCATCAGACAACATAGAATACTTTGATTATCAAAAACAAGATCAGATGAGACGTGCTTGGATAGATCAATATGGCACAGATGCATTTGAATATGTTAGGCAGTATTTTGCAATAACTCAAGATTTAGAACCAGACGAGAAAGAACTAAAAGATGCTAGAGAATACTTTTCTTATTACTGGGATGCTAGTGAGTTAGCTGCACTAGAAGATACTGCAAGACGGTTTAATATTCCTAAAGAATCTATAGAACAATATCATTATTCAAAAGCAGGAATGACAGAAGACCAGAAGATACTAATAGACACTTTACCTGAAATGAGGTTCTTTAACAAAAGACGAAAAAATATACAGGATGAGTTAAGAAAAAACAACCAAGCTTTAGATGGTTTTATATATAGATGGAACTATTCAGATACATTATTACATCCTAGTAATAAAGGCACTGAAGGTTTTTGGACAGATAAGACAGCTATTGACTTGACCAATCCTAATCACTTATACTCTACATATAATAACAATTAAAGCTATCTATGGATAGAAAGGTCTAAGGACATGGCAGAAGAAGTCAAACAAAACTCACCAGAAGCAACTGCACAACAAATTCTTGCAGACAATTCCAAGGAACAACCCCAAGAAACTGTAGCAACTCCTGAACAACCAGCAACAACTGAAACTCCAGACGTATCAAGTTTAGTAGACAAAAGACTACAAGACTTTATAGGAAAAGAACAAGGTAGACTGGCACAAGTATCAGGACAAAAGATAGCCGAGGTGAAACAATCTTTTGATAGTAAGTTAGAACAATTGAATCAGAGATTAGAACCTTTGATGCAAATGGCTAACGCACAGGAAAGAGAAAGACTTCTCAACCTTGACAATGAACAACTAGCAGAGATGGTTATAAAACAAAGGTCACAACCAGCTACGGCACAACCACAACCTGCACAGCAGGAACAACAAGTTGACCCTAATATTAATGCATTAGCAAGTGCTACACAGGATTTGATAAATCAAAGTGGTCTTGATATGAAAATAGAAGACACAAGATTGTGGGATGGATATACCCAAGGTATGTCTTTATTACAGTCAATTGATTTAGCAAGAAAAAATATTGAGAAAGTAAAAGGTATACAACCTCAACAGACTCAACAACCTGCGGCAACTACACCAGCTCCAGCTACTCCTTCAACTCAAGGTGCTCCACAAAAAAGCGTAAAAACAATTAGCAGTTTGTCTGATGCAGCACAATTATTTGCAGATGGTAATATAGACTCTACTCAATATAGAGCTGCCAAGAAACAAATAAAAAGTTCTGGATCAGCAACATTATAAGGAAATAATACAATGGCAACAGGATTGACCCTCTCAAGCTCCTCGAGTTTGAGTGATATGTCTAAAATCATTGTCGCTGAATCAATTGATAACGTAGAGCCGTCAGCACCTATGATGGACCTTGTGATGAGGTATGATATAGAAGCTGGCAGTAAACAGATCAACGTTCCTATTTGGGGAAGACAAAGTGCAGTAGCTCTTACTGAAGGTGTAGATTTATCTGTACCACAGCAGGTTACAGCAACAGTTGTAAGTTTGACTGCATCTGAACACGGAATACTATCATTTGTTAGTGACCGATTACGACATGAAAACAACGAAAACGTACTGTCAGCAGTAGGTACTATGCACGGTCGTGCAGTAGGAAGACTACTAGACAGTGACTTATTGACACTATTAGACGGTTTCTCAAAGTCTGTACCAGGTGCAGGTAGCAATGCAACATTTACTACAATTGCAGGTGCAGTATCTTATTTGAGAACCGATAACAACTCAACATTTGGACCAGCTCCAAGTAGACCTAATGCAGTTCTACACCCAGAGCAGATACGAAGGTTGACTCAAGAACTTGCAGGTATACAAGCAGGTGGCACAGGAATGCCAGCTCAGACTGTACCAGAAGGCCCATCAGCTGACATAATCAGTTCTTACTGGAGAGGTAACGACCCAGTATTTGGTGTCCCGATCTATGAAGATGGAAACATTTCACGAGATGGATCAGGTGACTCAAAAGGTGGAGTCTTTGCAATGGAAGCATTAGCTCTTGCAATGCAGAAAGAAATTACTGCTGAGGAAGAGAGAGACGCATCTCTAAGAGGTACTGAGATTGTAACAACTGGTACTTGGGGTGAGTCAGAAATCGTAGATACTTGGGGAGTTGAAATTCTTTCAGCTACTGATGCTGTCTAAGAAAGGTAGGTAATTTGTGGTAACTCAGGATACGTCTCAATGGATTAACAAAAAACGAGGACACGTCAAAAGGTTCTTGAGTGAATCTATTGCAGAGTTAAACCTTGATATTCCAGCTGATGCTGAGAAGGTGACGCTTTATGACCAGAGAGATGGTTCAAAGTTAGTCATCCCGAGATATGCCGCAGACACTTATCTAAAAAAACCGTTTACCATTTGTGATATAAAAAATGGAACAATTGTAGATAACATAGACTCCAACAAAAAATTATTTGATTGGAAGCCACCTTCTAAGATTGAGGATAGTGTAGCCAGCGCAGGTAAAGCTATCTCAAAAACTAAGAAACGAAAAAGAGGAAAGAGAGGTAGAAGATAATGGAACAACCAGTTATTGCACCACCGAAAATAATGCAAAACTATTGGAGGGATGAAGTCATTGCACAACATCCTGACATGGTTAAGGAATATTTGGAGAGGAACAATTTACAGGAATTACCGTTACCTGAATACGTTACACCAGATCAAGCGATATTTTATCGTGAGATAAATGGTGAATGGGAAACTCTTAAGTACCCTGGACAGATTCATGGTCTCGCCACTGCCGTACAGAAAAATTGGCTCATGGCTCGCCCTGTGCTTGAGACGTTAGAAGCCGATAGTACCGAAGCTTCCAGTGAGAGCAGTCTAGAGGTGGCTACCGATATGTTAGCACAAGAGTTAAAGAAACGGGAAACAAGAGAAATTAACAAAAGTAAATCTTTGAAATGTACTGTAAAAGGTTGCAGAAAAAGATTTGCTACAGAGAGTAACATGAAGATTCATATTACTCGGAAACATAAGGAAAAATAACTATGAGTGCTGGAACACGACAATATGAGAGTGGTTCAACAACCACCACTTTGTCTGGCAATGCAGATTTAACTATCACTGCTGCTAGTACAAAGTTACAAATCGTTGACCCAGGTGGTTCAGGAAGAAACTTAGACTTGGTAGCTGTAGATGCTTCTGAAACTGGTGTAACTACAAGTTCTTTTGAAGTTTACATACAGAACGAGGCAGATGCTGACGAAGATCTAACTATCAGAGATGGTAACAACAGTGACAACCAAATCGCTTTAGTTCACCAAAACTCTGGTGCTTGGTTTAAATTTGTGCCAGACGGAAGTGCTGGTCAATGGGTTTCTTCAACTTCTGGAGACAACTAAAAATTAGTAATAATAATAGAGGGGGATTTATTTCTCCCTCTGTTAGACAAGGAATATATAATGGCAATATTAGGATATGAGAAATTAGCTGTGGCTGCCTCAGCAGTTGGCTTGGCTAGTGTTCCATCAGAAGCTACAGTTGCACACATACAATGTGATACAGCAGCTGTTAGGTTTAGATATGATGGTACTGACCCAACAACAGCAGAAGGCACAACTATTGCAGCAGACGGAAGTATTACATTGATGGGAACTGATGTACTTAATGCAGTAAAGTTTATAAGAACTACTTCTACAAGTGCTTCACTTAAAGTGGCATATGGTTCACACACATCTGGTGTAGCTGGCTTTCAGGATGCAATCTAATGGCTCATGACAAAAATCACATTGTTAGAAAACAAGAACAAACTATCGTAGAAGTAGATGTTCCAGGTAAAGATCTAAAAATTCTTGTACCTGATAATGTATACGCATACGGTGATGATAAATCAGTAGTTCAAATGACTGAAGATATTGTTGGTAAACATGCTGATAACAACAATAAAGCAGCAGAAAAAGCTGGTGAAGATGCAAGAGAACAATTGCAAACTACAGATTTTGATTTAAAAAGAAGACAAGTAGCAATAGACAAATTAAAAGCAAAAAAACCTAAAGCATTGTTTTACCCAGACTATGATGACTTCGGTGCAATCAAGGGTGGCAAGTGGGTGTTTTCATACACAACTGAAGCTGGCTTAGAAGAAATAAAAGAACATTACTTTACTACTGAAGAGGTAGCAGGTTTTGGAGTGAAATTGTAAATGGCATCTATTACAGCAGGTACTAAAACAGTTAGTTCAGCTGGAACAAGAGTGCAAGTTACTACTACTCCAACACCAGTAAGACGTGTTAGATTCCAAGCACCACCAGGCAACACTGGTATAACTTATGTTGGTGGTTCAGATGTTTCATCATCCGTAGCAGGTATTGAATTTTCAGCAGCAGGTGGTAGTGAGACTATAGATTTTACGGAAGGAAGACCAGGAGACTTGTCAGAATTTTATTGCGATTCTGCATCGGATGGGGATAAAATACATTTTATTGGAGTATTAGTATAATGCCAACAACAATTTCAACAACAACATCATTAGCAACTATGCTACCAGAATATGCTAGACGTATTGGTTCATATGTTGGATCGTTTACAACTACAACTGCTATAGCTGCAAATACATCTGTAGTATGCACAACCCTAGGAGATAGAGGTTGGGATGTAGATGACATACTAAATGATTTTTATATAAAGATAACATCACAAAATAATAGTGGTGCTATCCGTAGAATATCTGATTACACAGGTAGTAGTGGAACTATAACTGTATCTGGTTCTAGTCTTAGTTCAGATAGTAGTACACAGGCTACCTTTGAAATATATAGATATGATCCTCAAAGACTAACTGATACGTTGCAAGATGCAGCACAAGAAATATTTCCTAGAGTATTTGTTCCTGTGTATAACAATACAAACACTGCAAAGACATTTCAATATAACTTTACTAGACCTACTTCTATTCCAAGAGGATATGTTAGGCAGGTGTGGATAGAAAAAAGAATAGATGCAAAGACAAGTACAGATAATATTCTTAGTGACCAGAACTGTGACATGGAAGAATCATCTTCTAGTATTACTGACTGGACTGTAAGTAATATTACTGCCGCTGTTGAGGCAGATACTACTGACCCAGATAATGCAATGGTATGGGGAGAATCTCAATCTGCAAAACTAACTGTGTCTGCATCTTCTGTAGGTCAGTTCTATTTATCAGTAACTAATCCTACTAATTACGAAGGTGAAGAACTAAACTTTGCTATATGGGTATACTCTAAAACTGCAAGTCGTGTATCTGCATTCTTACAGACAGACTCTGATACTGTAGTTACTGGAGATTCACATACGGGAAATGGTTGGGAAAGAATAACAGTTACTACTGTTGCTAACAATGTTTCTAGTTCTATCAAGGCAGGACTACAGATAAGTTCTGGTGATGCATTTACTTGTTATGCTGATGAGGCAATCGCTACTTCTGGTAGAGAAGAAATGCCTAGAGCGGGTAGGATTGCAGTTAGAAACTGGAGAGAAGAAGACACTCAAATTAGAATTACTGAGCCAATACCAGAAGATCATAACCTAATGATTGTTGGTATGGGTATGTTAGATTTTGGAAACTTATCCTCTTCTGCACAAGAGATAAACGAAAACAGTAGAAGGTTATTGTATAACGTAGCTGCTAGTATTTTATTCCAAGGTGAAATAGATACAGTTGACTCTACAGAACAACAACAAGCATTGAATAGATTTAATCATTACAGAAATAGAACAAATGAAATGATGGGTGCAATGACACCTATGGCTATGATAAGGAACACAGCTTCGTAATGCCACAACATACAGATGTAAAATTACAAAACACAGACGGCAGTTCAAATCCTGTAGAACTTACTTTATGGAAGGATAGTCCTAGTCTCCCAGGTGGTTATTCTTTAGGCAACAAGGCTTTCTTACCCCCTAGACAACCGACAGATGATGCGAACTACCAACAGGTAGATCCTAATGCCTCTATGACGTACGACCTTACTTCTTTTCACAGAGGTTTCGGTCAAGGAGAAGATAGAAGTTTTGGTAAAGACAATAGGTATGGGTACTCTGACGGTGTGTTAGCAAACTTCAAAGGTGAGTTAACTTTAGGTTATGCACAAGAAGAAGTAGATATGATTATTAGAAATGGTAGATTTGAAGATACTGAAATCAACCAATGGACTGCAACTAACGTAACACCAGTTAGAAGTACATCTGATCCTAGATCAGGTGATGCCTCTCTACAAGTAACAGTTGGTTCTAACAATGGCACTCTAGTTCAATCCTTTGTTGCTAAGTCAGCAGCAGCTTTGAATGGGCAGAACTATCAAGTCTTAGCATATGTAAAGAGGGTATCTGGTAGTGGTAGTTGTACACTTACTACAACCAATGGTACTGGTAGTGATAACTCGTCTACTAGTACATCTTATTCTTTAATAGAAATACAAGGCACAGCAGCTAGTGCTGGTACTTCAATAACACTTACGTTTAGCACAGCATCAGATGTCTGGCAAATAGATGATATATGTGTAATCCCAGCAGGTGGTGTATCTTTCCCAGTACCTCCAGTCAACTTTGAAGGATACCTATATGCAATATGTGGACAGACACTTTTGTTTTGGAATGAAAGTAGGAAGGCATTTGATGTAGGTTATTACTTTGATAGGGTAATGTCTACGATAGAAGTCTTTGATGGTAAGTTGTTAGTAGGTAGTGACAATATAGATGGCAGTAGTAACTATAAATATTTTTACATAACAGTTGGTGGTAATCCAGCAAGTACAACTATTACTGTAAATGCAGTAACAAGTTCAAGTGCATCTGTAGCAAGAGCGCAGTTCTTTGTAAAGGCTAGGAACGCCAATGGAGATTATGCAATAGCAAAAGTATATTCTAATAAGGTTTCGTTTTTGGTAGACCCAGCTACAGCTTCACCTGTATGGGGTGGAGAGTTAGAAGTAGGTAAAGCAGATAGAAATATTACAAATGCTTTTGCTGCTAACGATACATTAGTAATTGGTAAAGAAGATGGCTTGTTTGTATATGATAGAAATGTAAACCAATTTAGAGATGTATCTCCTGAAGCAAATTTATTTTCAGGAGCAAATAATTTTAACAAAGCAATTGCAAGAGCAGGTAGAATATTTGCAACATCTGGAGATAGAGCATTCTGGTCTATACCTTTCTTAGTTCAAGATAATCAATGGGAAGATATATCTTATTTGCTTAGAGCAACCAGCTTTATTGGTTTTGGTGGTAGAGTTACATCAATAGCACAAGATGTAAATAATATATTTGTTACTGTATCTGATGATTTAAAACCACAAACACAGTTATATCCATACGCATTTCCTTTTGATTTTAGTACTGGGGGAATTTCCCAGAAAATATATTTAGCAACAATTAGAAATCAAAGAGATAGTAAAGGTAGTGGTTCTGAAACAGTAGCACATACTATTTCTTCATTAGATATGACAGAGTGTAATCAACTTGCAAGATACAAAGATAATGTTAGTACATCATCTAGTATTTCTAATTTGTTTGCTTTTGGAATATTTACAAATCCAGATACAGGTGCAACAAATAAAGATGAACCTAGAATAACTAGGTTGGTTATGCCTGTAGAAAACGAGCATCCCAGTTTAGTTGGTAGTAGGCAGATAAGAACATCTGGTGAGTTTTATACATCTTTTATGGACTTTAATTTTCCAGACCAAGAAAAATCATTAGCAAAAATTGCTTTCTTAACTAACAATGTAGACGCAGATAGTACAGTAAAATTATCTTATAAGACTGATGATTCTACTTATGATGATGACCAAGGATGGACTGACATAGGTACACTTACGTCTTCTGGTCATCAAGTATTAACACCATCTCTTACAAGTCCTGTGTCTTTTAAACGTATTAGGTTTAAACTTACATTGACTACAGGTTTGAGAACAGATATAGGTCCAAGAATATTGAGTATGGTTGTTCATTCTATATTCAACCCTGTTGATTATTTAACATGGAATTTACAATCAAAGTTGTTAGATGCTAGACTAACAAGTAGAAGATTACGTCAAGCTAGTGATAGCCAAGTGTTGTCTACTACACTAAGTAATTTAGATACCTTGCGACAGCAAGCATTTATTTTATATACTGATATTGATGGTACTCAATATAGAGCTAGAATATCTAATAGGACTTTGATACCTATAGATAGAGACCGTAGATTTATTAGTGGAGCTGCAACAGAAAGGTCTTATTTACTATCACTAACATTGAATGAGGTGAAAACAAGCTAATGGCAAATGAATTTAAACACGCATCAGTTGGAACAGAATTAACTCAGGCAGAGTACGAAAGTACTACGTCACACGTTTTAGATTCTCAAGCAGCTGGAGATATTATATATGCTAGTTCTACTACTCAGTTATCAAGACTAGGTATAGGTACAGCTGGCAAAATATTACAGGTAAACTCAGGTGCATCTGCTCCAGAGTGGACTGCAACTGTAACAGGTGTTACATCTGTTTTGAATACCAGTTTGGTAATTGGTAGAGATTCTGATAATGATATAGATTTTGCAACTGACAATACAATTTTATTTAGAGCATCTGGTGCTGACCAAATCAAACTAATAGATGGTGCATTAGCTCCAGTTACTGACAATGATGTTGATTTAGGAACAAGTTCACTAGAATTTAAGGATGCTTTCTTTGATGGTACAGTAACTTCAGATGCTTTTGCTGGTCCTCTTACAGGTGATGTAACAGGTAATGCTGATACAGCAACTACATTAGCA